TGAGCCCTCTCCGTGCGCGGGAGGGTCAGCTCAAGCCGGATGCTCCGAGACAACTTGCCGTAATGTACACTGCTGACACGGTGAGACTCCATCAACTCTGACACTTTAAGAAACTGCATTATTGTGGTCAGGATGGCTGCAAAAAGGTTGAAGGCGCCGATGGCAGCTGGCACATATTCCTGCCACGAAAGGGGGAATGTCTCTTGTGCAAAATTTGCCGTTCCAGTGACTGTACTAATCACAATTATAGGGAGAGTCATTCTCATATTCATACTCTTGAACCTGGTATACGCCGTGTAGTGCATGTATCTGTAACACGCTGCTTGCTCCCCCCATCTCTGAAGTATCTTCTCGTGCTGTGAATGCCAAACGCGTGGACCAGTTTTCTTCTGACTCCTCGGAGAATGCTCACCGTCAGAATATGTCATTGCATACCTTACGGCTATAAAGTTTTCCTACAATATTTCATCAAAGATGTCCCTCGAAATTATTATGGGCAGCATGTTTTCTGGAAAGTCCACCGAACTTATTCGGCGCATCCGCCTCCAACAGGTTATGGGTAGGACTGTCAGGGTGGTGAACCACGCACTGGACGACCGCAAGGGGTGTCTGGAAGCCGTGCGAACCCACGACGCCACCGAGTTCCGGGCAGTCAAGTACCCCACTTTGGAAAAATTCATGTTTGACGGCGTGGACACCGTCGCAGTGGATGAGACTCAATTCTTTGGAAACCTCCGAGAGTGGGTGGAGTATGGATTGCCCGAAGGGAAGCATATCATCCTGGCTGGACTTGATGGCGACTTCAAGCAGCACAAGTTTGGTGAACTGCTTGATGTCGTGCCATTGGCAGACAACGTTACAAAGTTGAGGGCGTTGTGTATGTTCTGTAAGGATGGAACACCAGGACCGTTCACCTACCGCAACCCTGGGGTTGGTAGGGGGGAACAGGTGCTCGTAGCTGCCGAAGACTGCTACAAAGCGGTCTGTCGCAAGTGTCTTACGGCATCCTAAGCCCCATCAGCGCTTCGGCTGCCTTAATGTTGTTGCCATTCATTCCACGAAGCTCTTCGGCTGCCTTCATGTTGTTGCTGGGAGCCCCAAGACGCATCACCTGGTTCCCACCACCACCGGTCCCCCTGATAGCCCTCTGCGTCGCACCTTCTATCATCTTATCATTCTCGGCGCTCAACATCTTGTACCTCCTAATCAGAGTCGTGATGATCACTTCACTCACACGCAAGCCAATGCTATTACACAGAGTCAAAGTGTATCCATACAGAGTAATCATAATATTTATCAGGCTACCTGAAACCATCCGTCCCGTCGCGGCATTTGCCATCGTCAATGTACGTTCTGCAAACGAGCGATCGCTTGCAACCTGCGAAAGAACAGATGCGAAATCTGGCATTTTACTGGTTATGACTTTTCCGACTCCACGTTGGAGGAAATGTGTAACATTCGCCGCCGCCCCCGCCGCCGTCTCAGAAGCCATGACGAGTCCGGCTCCCGCCATTCCACCGTGACCAGCGGCTATAGCGTTGCGAACATTAGGCATCGCAAACAACTTTTTGAAGCGGTTCTCCATGGAGCCTGTATGTGCATCCGGCGTAAAGAACTCGGTCGTGCGTTTCTCCAAGACGCCGAACATCGCCCCAATTGCCGCACCACCCATTGGACCCATCCCAGATAGAACTTGGGCCACTTTAAGTATCATGGGCGTGAGTGCTGCCAGGTACTGCAGGAGTGTTACTTGGTGTTTGTGATCATACGCTCCCCGATGTTTCATATTGGCTGCGTGAGTCGCTCCCGCCATCGCGCCGGAAAACACCATCATCAGAAAACCGTAAATGAGCATGAGTTTCAAGATGTTGTTCATCCGCTCGTTTGTCTCGTGAGACACCTTAAGCCCCACACTGTTGAGGATTCTACCAATAACGCTCAACTCACGCGGGGTGAAGATTTTCACATTAGTTTCTGGCATCGTGTTCGTCGCAGGGGTATCATTTATCCTCAGTCGTTCCGTCATGTTTTATATGATTTAACGCAGAAAAATTTCCTGACAAGTAGTATATCAATATGCCCCACTGCACCAAGGAACATTACTCCCCCGAGCCCGACGCTGTCATCAAGCGCGCTTCCACCCACGAGATCCCGAAGTTCCTCAAGAGCTGCGAGTTTCGCACCGTCTTGATGGTCCTCCTCATTCTGGCTATTCTCAAGAGGCTCAAGATGCTTTAAATCTTAAGATACATCAAGAATGACAGTGAAAGTTAGGTTGCGTCCCAGCAACAAAAGTGACAAGAAGTGGATGGTTACTTTTGTGGATGATAAGCGACAGAAGGTGGTTCACTTTGGTGCCCAGGGAATGTCAGACTACACGTTTCACAAGAATCCAATGAGGATGCGTTCATATGTGGGTCGGCATGGTGGCAAGGTTCCCAAGACGTTGATGGATGATACAAACTCGAAGAGCGTTCATAGGCGTATGCTGGGTGTCAGGAATAGTGATCGTGAAAAGTGGGATAGTTCTGGGATGAAGACCCCAGGCTTCTGGAGCAGGTGGCTAACGTGGTCCATGCCCACCACCAGAGGTGCCAAGAAGCTCATTGAGGAGCGATACGGCATACAATTTGTCTGAAGAATCTCGTGAGCGTCATAGATACGTTGGTCGCTTCCAACGTCATCCTAACGGCATATGCGATTTTATCACCCATCCACCAAACCAAGTAATTAAAGTTATATGACGATAATAAATCAGAAGAGAGCCATGGCTTTTCATAAGCGCTTCCTTGAGGATATCGCTATGTGCGCACCCTACGAAGACACTGATGAACAGCGACAGGTTGTGTGGGACTGTGAGATGCTACTGAAAGACCTCCGACCCCTGTATCGCCAGTTGAGCCTCCGAGTTCGGAGGTGTCGCCGGGATCCCAAGGCTCGCAAGTATCTCGTCAGTAATCTGCAGAGGAAGAATACCGTCCGCCACAAGATGGACCAAGCCGAGGACATTCTTGCCTGGAGCCTGGGTAATTAGAAGGGTGGTCGCCGATTGTTGAAAAAATCATTGAGTTCCCTGACGTTCTGGCTCATCTCGTCAATGTCATTCTTGATGTTTACCAGCGGTTTACGAATTATCAGAACACCCACAAGTATAGAGAGACATATGAGCATCATTCAATGACTGCCACTTACCATACCCACATAAGTTAATAAATGAAATACGACATGCCACGGGACGAAGTTCCCACCCGTGATATGTGCGTTCCACGACTTTAACCATGCTGATAGCACGAGAATTCCCACGCTGGTGTCACGTCCGTGAACACTCCCGTGAATCACGGCGGTCGATATGGCACATACACGATCCGTGTTGTATCTCCATCCGGGGCGTGGGTCTCTCCAGTGGTTTGCACTGACCAGAGCCATGCCACAATTCACGAGTCCCCGCTTTTTTCTACCTCGTCGAATGTTTATGATACCTGGGATGACAAAACAGATACTCGTCACCACGAGTGGGAGCATCACTACTATAAAGGTTGGTAATTATATTTACAGGGATGACGACGGAGTATTGTCGAGTTTGTGGAGTTGGTAAAGAGTTAGATGCGTTTTACAGCCACAAGTCCAACACCGATGGAAGGGTTCAAAACCACATATCGGTTCGGTACACGTGTGACTTGTATTGCACCTCCGGGTTGTCCCACACCGTCAGTTGCTCGTTGCCGTACATCTCCTCGCAACCAATGTCCTCTGTGCAATCACGACCGCCCAGGGTCACGGGGACGGAGTAGTTGTTGTTCCCGTCGCCACCCGTGGTCCAGTAATGCCACCTGTCCCTGCGCCCCCTGACGGGCTTGGCGTAGATGGGGCGGAGGTCGTCGTCGCCCTTGAGGAGACCCACCTGATGCGGCGCCTGGGGGCGGTAATACTTCTGCACGGGTGGGGGGCGATACTCGGGGAGATCCAGCGTCTCGTGGGGGCGTTCGACCACCATGGTCTGCACGGGAGCTGGGTTGAGGTCCATCGGGGCCACCTCAGCGTTGCGAGGCATCTTGGAGTTGATGATGAACCCCATGATGACACCTACTGAGATGATGGATGCAATAATGAGTACAATGTTAAACCTTTTCATATTAATATAGGTATAGATAATGTTTGTATTGGGCATCGATGTGGGAATCATCAATCTGGCTCTGGTGCAAGTTGAAATCGTTGATGAGTCGTGGGACATTAAGAGGGTATGCGCTTGTCACAGAGTGGATATGACCCGTTTAACAGCGTTGAGAGAGACTACTGATCGGGTTGTCGCTGTGACACGTGAGTTTAAGGCTATATTTGATACGAGTGATGTCATCCTTATTGAGCGCCAGCCCCTGACTGGTCTCACGGGGGTCGAGGAGTTGTTTTTTTACATGTATCGCCAGAGGTGCATAAAGGTTTCGCCTAATGCTATGCACAAGTATTTCGGGATCAATCACTTAGATTACGAGGGTAGGAAAATCAAGACTGTTGCCAGGGCTTGCGAGTGGTTGAGAGAGCAGGATGGGTGGGTGAAAAATCCGGAGCGTCAGCACGACATGGCAGATGCCATGTGTATCATCTTGTGGTGGAGGGAGAAGAATAGACCACAGGGGCCCAATCCGTGGGAGTGCTTCAGATGTCTTTGAGGCAGTTCGCCCACCGCTCGCATGTCTCGGTCTGGTTGCACCACGCATATCCAGCGGACTCCTTGCAGCCCCACTCGTCGAGGTCACCCCCCAGGATGCGTCCGGCCAGGACGAGCGTGGAGCATGAAAGCATGTAGAGAGCGAAGAGAACCGTGCGAGAGTTCATTGTATGTTTTCTATATATTGTATCATTCTTTTAAAAACGTGGTAAAATATATAGTCAATGATACCCTGTGTATTCGACGGACACCATGGATATCTCCAGCCAGATACGGGGATGTGCATGTTCTATTACATGACGTTTGACAGTATCCTGGAAGTCGCAAAGTATCTAAAGAATGTCACACCCGGTCCAGAGTATGAAGGTGAGTATGTATCTGGTAAAAAAGTGATGCGAGATCCTGACATGGACATGTGGTGGTCCGAGGGAAGGTGGTGGTGCGACAAGAAGACGGCTGTGAAGGCTGCCAAAAGAATGTTTCGCTAGAGTATGGCGTATCTACCGCGTAAATACCTGGCGGGGCTGTCCCCATCTGAGAAGAAGACACGAGCGTCTCGGATTCGCAAGGGATCCAAGACCCATCACAAGGATCCGAAGGCTTACAAACCCTGGAAGACTGACAAGGGGAAGAAGGTCAAGACGTCATCATACACCGTGCAGTTTCGCAAGAAATACGGAGCAGACAAGAAGACCCTGCCCCAGAAGGCTCGTGCAGCCAAGATACCACTGGGGATTCTCAGGAAGGTCTACAACCGCGGGATGGCGGCGTGGAGGACCGGGCACCGCCCCGGGGCGTCCCAGCAGGCTTGGGGCTATGCGAGGACGCATTCCTTCGCCATGAAGGGCAAGACCTACTACACCGCCGACGCTGACCTGGCTAAGGAACTCAGGGAAATAAAAAAGCGACGCACTAAGTAAGAAACAAATGCCAGAGTACGACTGTACCATCACGAGTAAGTTCACCTAATTCATGGGGTTAGGCAACCGAGTGCGGTCGCTGGATTTCGTGTCACCGTACGATCTCAATGGCAAGTCAGAGACGAGCACAAAATGTAGCAGGAAATAGTATATAAAGTTTTCTTGAAATATAGTATTACATCACGCAATGTTTCATCAGGAATATGATATCGTTCACACCAAGTCCATGAGGCCCGTCAAGCCCACCGTCAGTCAGTATACCCACCCTCGCTCGGGTATTGACATCAACCGTAAGGATCTCCCGAAGAAGGGGGAGCCGATGGAGTATGGTATATGCCGGAAGTAGTTATGTTAATTGGTGGATCCTCAACGACGTCCAGTGTAAAGTGGTTGCTATCTTGACAACACGGCACACCTGTGCTGTCAAGGTTTGCAGAGCACCGAGAACATTTATTATCTTGGTATATCACAATATAATGTCAGGCATTACTCAGCTTATTTCAGTGGGTGCTCAGGACGCCTTTATCACAGGTGACCCCCAGGTATCCTTCTTCAAGTCGATCTACAAGCGCCACACCAACTTTTCGATCTTCCACAAGACGAACATCTTCCAGGGATACCCCCGCGCTGGTGGGATGTCCACCATCCGCTTCGAGCGTCTCGGTGATCTCCTGAACTACACCTACCTGACGGTCAGCCTCAACGGTAATACACAGGAGGTGTCCGACTGGACTCAGGTAGTGGATCAGGTGGAACTGCTCATCGGCGGGCAGGTGATTGACACCCAGACCTCCGAGTTCTGTGAGGAGATCGCCATCGATACCCTCGCCAACACGGCTGCCAAGTCGTTCCCCGCCAGCCTCCACGGCGGTCTCGGGTCCGACTCGTACTTCTACCCGCTCCGTTTCTTCTTCTGCGAGAATTGGTTTTCCAGC